TTACCTATTAAGGCCATTACGTTAATCTCCTGTAGTGATAATTGAGACCCGTTAATGTCAGCCTCTAGTCCAACTACTATACTTGTGCCATATCCTGTGGCGTTTAAACTTTTTTGGTTTGTCAAAGCACCACCAGTAAACTCTACCGCAGTATACTCACTTACACCAAAGAAACCAGTAATCTGGTCACCTACTGTAAATTCTGCCGTTGCGTACGAACTTTTGAAATCATAAGCCCACTTAAGGAATACTGTTGCGTTGTTTGCACCAACCAGTGTCGGCTTCAACTTCTTCAATATCTTGATTCTAGAGCTATCGCCAAATGTCAAGCTTGGGCTGTAGTACTTGAATCGGTAAGGACTACCGTCGTCTTGGTAACCGTCGTACTCGCTGATTCCCTTGGACGTTCCAATTAGCAACGTACCGTCTTCTTGTCTTGTATACGAAGTAAACCCTGTAGACACCCAACGTGTTACACGGTATGACCCGTTTTCTGTTGTTCCTCGAACGTCGAAACAGTAGGTAGTGTCCTGACCCACAAAAGTCAACAAGTAAAAACCTTCTTCTGGACTATAGACAGATCTAAAGAAAGTATTTTCTGTTTGTAGACCACCAATGATGTCCTTGGTAATGTTTCCCGACAGACTACTAATAGGAAGGGACTTCTCTTGTATTGTCCTACCAAAACTCTTAAGACCAGTGTGAGACAGGAACAACACGTCTGTGCCTGTGTACTGCACAGTATCTCTATCAACACAGCCTACACCCGCAACGGTGTCTGCTAGGGTCATGCTTGCTGGGGATTCAGCGCCCTGATAAGCCACAATACTGTGCTTACCAAAAATAATAAGAAGACTGTTGTGTGCGGCTAACGCAACAATTTCGTCGTAACCGTCAGGCCATACCTTTGAGATATCAATAGATCCGCTAGTGCCTTCCGTCCAGTTTTGACCAATTAATAAATCAGACCAAAAAACAGTAGATTTGTTATCGCTAATATCAGCACACCAAAGTCGACCATAAGCAGACAACACTTCGTTGGCCTTTGGGATGTCCGTTGCTGCTGACGCACCTGTAACAGTACTTAGCTTGACAACAGAGCCGCTTGTGTTATTGTACACCAACGGTTCGTATGCTTTCTGGAAGAAATAGGTGTTGTCGTTAAAGTTAACCATCTTCCAGTTATCAGCGGTGATTGTGTAACTGCCGGGAGTCTCATCGACTAACGTAGTTGTACCGCTAATAATCTTGTTATTTCCAACAGAAAAAACCTTAGTGTTTCCTGCGTTGTCTTTGAACTCCTTCATGGAGCGTATAGAGTCAGACCCAAGGACAGTCTTGTTAGTGGTAATTACGTCATGGCCTTTACGTGCAGCAATACGACCACGCTTGTCAATCACAGCGTTGTCTGCTACTTCTGCAAACGAAGGGTCCTGTGCCAACGGCGAGTCTTCGGTGTTAACACCTTTGAACGCCGGAGCAACAAGGTTAATGCTACGTAATTCTTGTGCCATATTAAATAGTCCTAAATACCATTTCTTCAGGATGTTTTGCTGCGTCTATAGCAATAGCGTCAGACAGGAACTTGTCAGCAACAACAAAGTATTCAGCGGCAGAAGTACCGCCTGTCTCACCACGCTCACGGGCCAACAAAGCTACCGCAAGGTGGACTACAGGCATCGCTGGTATAAGTAGTACATCGGTGTCGCTAGTTAGGTCTGCCTGTCTCTTAATCACGTCAAACCGCAAGCTGTAGACACCGTCTGGTGTTGGGCTAACGAGTACTTGCGTGTCACCACTAGAGTCCAAACCGCTGTACGTGTAGTACCGTGGTGCGCCTTCTACTACTTCATTAATATACAACTGCTCGTTAAACCAGTCTTTAGTTTGGTAACCCATGAAGCAGTTTTGTGTGTCATTAATTACTGACATGACTTTTACATTGTCGTCAGCGCCTGTCAAAGAGTAACTGTTGTCGGAAGCAGTAGTAGATACAACAATAGTGTCACGTAAAGCTGACCAATCGTTAGACTCTTCTACTATTTTCTTAGCGTCGTTAATATAATCACTAACCATTTTGCTGTACGTGTTGGCAGTGACTGTAGTAACTTCGTCTTCCCGAAGTCTACGCAACACGTTGTTCATTAGGTTTAAATACGTCATGCTAACATTCCCGGTTTTCTAGGGGGTTTCTGTGGTGTAGTCGACTGCCTGTCTAAAAATTGATTAAGTTGTTGTAAGGCAGAAGGCTGTTGTTTTATAGGCGCCGTTTTTACTACCTGCTGTACCTGTCTTGGTGACGCTTTTTCGTCAAAAGGAGTATACTTAAACTCTCTTTGGGCAGCAGCAATCTGTTGAGCCGTTGGTTGTTTAGCGCCTAAACCAAAGAGTCCTAATGTAGCCAACCCTAGCTGCTGCCCAAGCTGCCCAAAGCCAGACTCAAGTTGTCCACTGATCCCACCAAAGCCTGTCCCTAGTTGCTCTGTAAGCGTGTCAGAGAGTCCCTGAATGTTTTCACTAATGCCAGTACCAAGTCCACCAATGGAGTCTACTACAGTGCCTACGTCAGTGCCTAAGCTGTCTGCAAGGCTTGACAAACCACTGAGTACTGAAGTTTCTAACTCTGTAAGTTCTCCACCAAGGCCCGAACCTAAGGTAACAATGGCAGACGTAATGTCGTCTGTTTGTACGCCTAAAGCGTCTGCTAGGTCTTCTATGCCTTGGTTTACGGCTGTAGTAACACCTCCTACTGCTTCTTCAACACCAGTAAGTTGGTCGCTAAGTCCCGTAATGTTTTCTGTAAGCCCTGCTTCAAGATCAGTAACGGACGTGACTACATCGCCAATGTCTAGGCCTAATGTACTAGCCAAGTCGGTTAGCCCTGTTAGGACTGAGGTTTCAAACCCGGTTAGCTCTTCAGAAGTCAAAGTACCTAGGTTGCCAATAGCAGTTACGATGTCGTCAGAGGATACGCCTAATTGTTCTGCTAAGGCATTAATACCACCTTGGACACCTTCAAAGCCTGTTGTTAACTGATCTTCTAAACCTGCGATACCTTCAACAACGTCAGCACTTAAGTCAGTAACAGAAGTAACAACTTCACCTACGTCCAGCCCTAAGGTGTCCGCTAGGCTTCCTAAGCCAGTAAGTATAGAAGTTTCTAAGCCTGTTAAGCTTTCGCCTGTTGCGGTGCCTAAGTTTCCAATAGCGGTTATTAAGTCTTCTGTAGATAAGCCTAGTTGTTCTGCTAGTTCTTCGATACCGCCTTGGACACCTGTGATGCCTTCACCAAGGCCCGTTAGTTGCTCACCTAGACCTTCGATGCCCTCAGCAACACCTTCTCCTAGATCAGTAACAGAGGTGACTACGTCTCCAATGTCTACGCCCAAGTCTTGAGAAAGCAGGCCCAAGCCTTCAAGTATGTTTGTCTGCAGGTCAGTTAAGTCTTCTCCGGTTGCTTCACCAAGACCCGTAATAGCAGCAATAAGGCCTTCCGTAGACAAACCTAGGTCTTCGGCTAGCTGGTCAATGCCGCTTTGAACTCCTGCAATACCTGTAGTAAGTCCCTCAAACTGGCTGCTTAGTTGTGTAGCAACTTCTTCTGCTGTTAAACCTGCAGGAATGGCGTCAACAATGGCCTGCACTTCTGCAACAGTAGCAGACGCAGGTATTGTTATTGATCCTGCAATTTGCTCAAGCTGGGCATCAGTAAAGCCATAGTTAGCTAGGATTTCACGAACATCGTCTGGGCTTGCAATGTCTAAGCCACCTATAGCGTCCGTAATAGTCGTAACAGCAGCGTCTAAATCAGTACCTACAACTACGTTTTCTAAAGCAGTGGTTAGGTCTGCTGTGCTTAAACCTTCGGGTAAAGCGTTAACAATTTGTTGAAGCTGTGCTTCACTAAAGTTAAACTCAGACAGAGCATCTCTAACGTCTTGTGCTGACGCAATATCAAGACCGCTGATAGCATTAGTAATTGTAGTTACAGCAGCGTCTAAATCTTCTCCTACTACAACACCTTCTAAAGCTGTTCCTAAGTCTGCAACAGACAAGCCTTCAGGTAAAGCGTCGATTATCTGTGCAATCTGGGCTTCACTAAAGTTAAACTCTGCTAAAGCGTCTCTTACGTCCTGTGGACTTGCTATGTCTAAGTTAGCTAGTTCTGTGTTAAACAGAGTTTGCATTTCTTCTAAAGTAGGAGCAGCAGTAGGTATCTGTTCTGCCAAAGCGTCTAGAGCAGCCTGTATTTGCTCCATAGTGGCGCTTTCGGGTATTACAATGCTGTCTCTAAGTTGTTGTATTTGTTCGTCTGTAAACGTCTCAGGGAAAGCAAACTCAGCAAAAGCTGTGTCTAGTAGCGTACCTACGTCGCCTACAACGTCTTCTCTAAACTGCTCCATGTAAGTGTTGAAGTCTTCGTTGCTCATTAGGTCTGCATTGTTCAAAGCAGTTGCAACGTCTTCTGGTGTAGCGTAACCAGCATTACTAATAGCGTCTATGAAGTCTTGTGCGTCACCATAAGGCAAATTAGCCAACGCAGTAGCCAGTTGTTCTGGAGTTAGTACACCAGCCATGGCTTCAGTAAACTGCTCTGAAGTTAACAGACCTGCTTCAGATAACAAAGTAGAAACGGTGTTGCCGATTTCAGTTAACGAAGGAACATCTAACTCAGGGAACGCCGCTTCTATCTGGGCTAAAGTAGGTAAGTCAGCAACACCAAGGGCATTGATAGCGTCAATAATTTCTTGCGTTTCAACTTGGTTGTCTGCCCTGACTTGCTCCACAACGTCTTGGAACATTTCTTCTGTAATGCCCGGAGCGTTGTCCGCAGTTGTATCCGCTAGTACTGAATCAGCGTCTTCTACTGTGTCGTCTTCGTTTACGTCTACTTCTTCTTCGTCTTCTTCTACTTCTCGCTCGTAAGCTTCTATCTGTCGTTCAAGATCTGCTCTTGTTTCTGGATCTGTCGTATTTTCTAGAGCACCTCTTAACATATTTAAAAGTGTAGCGTTGTTTGAAGTACTGTTTAAGTCTCCAGTCAGGACTGCTTCGTACGAACTGCTACCTCCTCCAGAAGAAGACCCTCCAGAAAGAAAGTTAACAATTTGATTAAAAGTAGATCCATTTTCAGAGTAAGCATCAGACGCTGCCTCTATTAGTCTATCTATAAACTCAGGTGTTTGTAAGCCTTCTCTGAAAAAGAAAACAGGAAGACCTACAGCGTCAAAAAGAACAGGACTTCCAAAAGTTCCTTCGGAAGCAAATTGTAAAAAGTTTTCAAGACTTAAAGTTCCGCCGTTTGGCATTAAAACACGACTAAGAGAGTCTATTAAATTACCATTGGCGTCATATTCGTTTACTAATTTAAATAAAGTTCCGTCTTCTAAACTAATCCAATCTTGTCTTTCGGTATATTGACCTACTGTTTCTACAAGCTGGTCTAAAACACCAGACTGTTGAATTTGCCTAAGAGCTTCTGCGCCTAGACCAGCAGTTATTGCTGACTCTAAAGCTTCTCCAAAGTCTACATTACCTGTAGCTACTAACTGCATCGCAGCATTTGAAATACCGGAAGATGCCCCTGTAGCAAGCGAAGAACTTAAACCGGGCCCAGCTATTGTTTGGCCGGAAGCTGTTGTCAATGTGCTTGATGAAAGAAAATCAGTAAGTCCTGCCCCCATGTAGTACGTCATAGCAGCCAAGATTCCTGACTTTGCAAAATCAGTAACTCCGGGGTTGCTTGCTTCTTCTACCTTAACGTATGCTGAACCGTTCCACTGGAATTTATCGCCAGACTCGCTATACACTGTAGACTGTACACCGTACTTCTGTAGCAACGCTTGGTTAGCTTCAGAGTTCAACCAGTTTCGATAAGCGCCTTGTTGTGTACTAGTTTGTTGTCTACGCAGGTTTTCTAGGTTTTGACCGGGATCGCTAGGGTCAATAGTAAGGTCAGCGTCACCCTCAAGGATCATCTCTTGATCTTCGGTAAAGCCAGCGTCAGCTTCTGACCAGTTACCTACTGTAAGGTCACCACTTTGTAGTAACTGCTCACGTTCAGTCATGTAAGCAAGGTAGTTATCAAACGTGCCAAACATTTCACGTAGGCGGTTTACGTCGTCACTTTCAAAGTAGTCACGTAGTTCGTCTACGGTAACCTGTTGGACTTCTCCGGTTTGACCGTAGAGATAGTTTTGAAAGTCTCCATCGCCTTTTTCACGACCCTCAACAAACGTAAAGGTCTGAGGAGTTGTAGCAGAAGGAGTTTCGTCAGGAACAATAGGGGCTTGCTTTGTAGGCTCACCTTTTACTCCGCCAGTCAACATACCTTCGTTTCCAACAGGCTCAGACGTAATGCGTAAACCTTCTTCTGCTACGTCAGGATTCCTACGCATGAAGTCCGTGGCTTCACCAATGGTTGCAAACTCTTGTGTGCCTATATAATATGCCATTTACTTTTCCCTTGATACGCCCTTGGTTTTTTCATAAGAACGCATAGCACCAAGACCAAGCATGCCCATTAGTACAGGCATCATAGTCTCTAGGTCAATGAGTGGTATAGTGACTTCAATAGCCAACAGAGCTAAAACAAAGTTGGTAAACGGTATGACCATAAAGTTGCCCATCATACCTAGTACGCAACACCAGCCAACAGCAGGTCTCCAACCAGAGACAAACAAGGACTTATGTGCTGCTTCTACCTTGTTAACCTCTAGTTGTGACTTAGCAAGCTCCTGAGCGTGTCTCTGAGCCATTGTAGCAACTTCATGAGCTAACCTAGCCTTCTGGTCCTTGTCCTGTACAAACTTGTCCAGAAGCCCTGTAACAGGCCCTATGAGCGACTCAATCATCTAGCAAACTCCAAGATAGCAATAGCCATAGTCACGATAATAGCAATAGAAGCAAAGCCGCCTGTCATCATCTTCTCTAGTTTGTCAAAGCGTTGATTGTGTGCGTCCAGTTGCATCTGAATCATTTCATAACGAATACTACACTCACGCTCATGAGCTTCTAACCGACTTAATGCTTGCTCTAGATCTGACATGACTATTCCTTATTACTATTACCAAGGCATACCATCAGCAGACACAGGGTTCTTCTGTGCTTCGATGTTGGCTGTTAGTGCCGCCTCAGTAGCGTCCTGATCGACTGACTCGTGTACCCATGCCAGTACAGCAGACTCAGTAAGGTCATCGTAAGCAACAAAGCCGTCAGCGTCAGCGTCAGGTGTAAAGCCTACAGTGCCATAAGAGGATGCAGTAAATGTGTCGTCACCAACAGTTTCAGATTCAGTAACACGCCAGTGGGCCACTTGCACCCCTCCTGTCGCAATGTCACGCTCAAGGTTTGCGATAGTCCATGTAGCCATTAGTTTTCTCCTAGTTAAATAGCGGCGATTATAAAGGCAAGTAGCTCAGAGTAACGCACACCCATTCGTGTACGCTCTTCACTAGTTTCCTCATCAGTCCAAGTTGTTGAAATAAACATTGCATAGCGTCCAGCGTCTAAACCTTCAGCAGTGAATGCATCTTGTAAGTCTTGAGCAATGATGCCGAAGTGAATACGTGCGTCGTCACCCTTGTCTGCTACTGAATCAATCCAACGGAACTTGCGTAGCAAGCCTTTGCAAGCTACAGCGACACGTTGCTCTGCGTCAGAGAGTTCTGCGATGTCTTGCTTCTCATTGCGGTCAGATGTGTTGATAGTTCCGTTGGTGGCGTAGATGTCGTCAAAACGAGCAGAGCTTGCGCCTAAATCAATAGCATCGTCCCTATCTGAACCATCTGAATTCACTGGGCGTATTCTTGAGCTGAGAAATTTAAGACCTACGTTGGAATTACTGGAGATGTAAGGAAATCCGTCTACAGTACCAATACTACCGACTGTAGTGCCGTCTTTCTTGAATACAGCAATTGAACCATCATTAGATGTTCTGTTTAGTGCTAAAGCGGCATCTTGATAATTAGAAGCTAAAAGCAAACCACCAGCTTGAGCTACAATGCCTTCACTCGTACCTGTTGTTGGGTTTGTATCAGTAGTACCAACCAGCAAGTTGCCGCTAGAGTCGATACGCATGCGTTCTGCTGGCGATGCTTCGTTTGCAGTAAAGAAAACTAAATCACCTTTTTGTGCGGGTGATGTAGTTACTTGGGTTGCTTGAACCCCAATAAATGCGTAATCAACAGCAACACCTGTACTATTTTTTCCTGAAAAATTTAAGAAACCAAGATAGTCGTTTGCCGCTGGTGATGCGCTATTTCTGTATAGATTTAAATAAGGGCCATTTAAATCACCTGCATCGGTACTCTCAATAATAGCTACATTGCGCCCTGAGTCTGCAACATGTAATTTATTAGACGGACTGCTAGTACCAATACCCAACGACTCCGCAGAAGCATCCCAGAAGAACTTCGCAGTCGTGCCAGTGTCTTCGTAGAAACTAATGTCGCCACCATCCGATATTTCCAAGCGCGACGTCAATGTTCCTGCACTACTTTCTCCTGTAGTAAATCTCAGCAAA